GAACAGGCAGACGGCAATTTCAAGATTTATGGCCAGCGAAACGGAAAGATGATTGAAATAAGGGAAGGCAAGCCGCAAGACGCATTAGAAGTATTTTTAACCTATGACTAATAACGACATTAAAGTTTGGCAGGGATGCGATGGAAGCTATATAGCGGTTCTAAAAGAATATCCCCCCGAATACGAAAAACATCCGTATCGTACTTATGCGTTCACCGGAGCAAAGAATGAAAACGAAGCTATTGAGGGGATTAAAAAAATATATCCAGAGTTATTCTTGACAAGCGAATAAGATAAACGGATAATATGTTTAATGGCAACAGTTAAACAAAAAAGAGCGGCAAAAGCATTGGTGGGAAACGGTGGGAACGTAACAAGAGCTATGATTGATTCAGGATATAGCGTTGCGACAGCAAATACACCTCAAAAATTAACCGAAAGCGAAGGATTCAAAGAAGTATGGGAAGAATTGATACCAAAGAGATTAGTTATTCAAACGCATAAGAAAATAATAAACAAAGTAGATAAAGACGGACAACCTCATTCGGACGCAGTGAAAGGAGTTGATATGGCTTATAAGGTTGATGGATTATATGCCGCAGAGAAGCATTTGAACGTAAGCGTCGAGGTCGAGGCAGACGCAGTAATTAGAGCATTGACCGAAAAACTAAATGCAATATACGCAGGAACAGACGAGTCAGGCGATGGAGGGGAGCCCGGCATTGTGGGCGATAAAGCACCAGATAAAGAATGAAGTCGGTTTTCCGATAGAGTTTGAAAAGCGAAAGTTCTTATTTGCTATTTATAACGATTTAAGTCCGAAGCAAGTAATTCTGAAGCCGCCGCAGGTTGGAATGACGGTATGCAACATTCTAAAAGCGTTCTACATAGCGAAGAAGTTGCGACGACAGATAATTTATACGCTTCCGACGATGGGGGATGTGCAGGATATGGTCGGCGGTTCATTCAACCGAATCATCGCGCAGAATCCTATTTTACAAGAATGGACAAAGGATCACGACACGGTTGAGCAAAAGCAGGTAGGCGAAGCGATGATATTTTACCGAGGAACATTCACGGCAAAGCAAGCTATGATGATTCCGTCCGGCCTGAATATACATGATGAGGTGGACGCAAGCGACCCAGAAGTTATTACGCAATATGAGAACAGATTACAAGCACAAGAAGACGGAGGCTGGCGATGGTATTTCTCGCATCCAAGCCTCGCCGGACACGGGGTCGATACGTACTGGCAACAATCGGATAAAAAAGAATGGTTTATCAAATGCTCTAATGGACACGAACAATATCTCCAATGGCCGGAAAATGTTAAGCCTCCCGTTTTTAACGAAAAGCAGGAGGAAATTGAAGCCGCTAAATATATATGCAGAGATTGTGGGGTCGAGCTTGATGATAACGAGCGAATTAACGGTCAATGGAAAAAGACATCGCCAAGCAATGCAGATGTCGCTCCATTTTCCGGATACCACATCTCCCAGCTCATGCTCTACAACAAGAGCGCGAAAGACATTATCAAAGCGTTCAACGACCCGCAAAAAGACAAGCAATATTTCTACAACTACGTCTTAGGGCTTCCCTACATCGGCTCGGATGACCGGATTGACCCGTCGGTAGTATTGAGAAATTGCGTGGATATTCCGAATGATTATTATTCCGAGAGAGCTATCATCGGCGCGGACACCTCGCATGGAATCAATTACGTTATGATGAACACGCAAGGCGTTTTCTATTACGACAGAGCCGAAACTATCACGGCAAGCAAAGACCCTTATGATGCTATCCGAGAAAAGCTGAACAAGTTTGAAAAGAGCGTCGCGGTGTTCGATCAAGGCGGCGACCTTATCGGAGTTCGCAAGCTTCAAGCGGAGTATCCCGGCAGGGTGTTTCTATGCTTTTACCAGAAAGACCGCAAATCAAACGATGTAGTTCGCTGGGGAGAAGACGCAGAGTACGGAATCGTCAATGTGGACAGGAATAGGCATTTGACCCTTTTAATCGAGCAGATACGCGATACCGGAAGATTGAGATTAAACGGAACGCGAGAGGAATGGGCAGACTTCGCGGCGCAATTCGGGAATATCTATCGGGAAGTCCTTACCGTAAAGAGTCAGCCCGAAAAGGACGATAAGACCTTATATGGGAATGAGTATGTTTGGAAAAGGAACGGTCACGATGATTATGTTCACGCACTGGGCTACGCCCTGATAGGGCTTCAGCATTTCACCGGCCGGGAAGCAAAGATATTCGGCAACCGGAACGTAATGCAGGGCATATCAAAAGCACAGTTAGTCACCGCCGACGGAATGGTTGATGTCCGTAACGTGCCAAGCATAGATACCGCGCAGGTAATTCTAACCGATAAACAAGCCTTTCGATGAACCGAGAAGAATGGCGGATTTATAACCGCACCAAACAGAAAGAATATCGCACGATTCAGCGTGGAAAGCCTCCTCGCCCTTATGAGAAAAAAGTCTTTGAAGTGAAGCCGCACTGTCCGAAATGCACGATGATACTGGAAAGCGAATATCATCAGAAACATCCGTGCGGAATGTGGGATAACTGGCGAAAGAATACCGAAAGAAGTTTGGAGGGGTTATAGGGTGGCGTTCTGGGAGCGTTGAAATCTCCAAAATTTCGACAGCACCGTTCGATTCGGTGGCCGCCCGCAATAGAATGTAATACACGAATTACGGCAAGCGTGAAGTTATTTTATAATATGTGTAATGGCAGATTTCGACAGCTTCACTCAAAACATTTTAGGGGTTCAAGACCTTATCGAATCTGATACAAACAAAATCCGAACTAAGGGTGATTTTGCGCCGGAAGGAAAATCAGGAGAGGAGATTGATGTTCTTGATCTCCCCATGTCCGACGAGAAGCTATTGAAGCTTCGCAACGATTGGGAATCGGCTTACGCGCCGTATGAGTCCAAGGTAGCAATTCCCACCCGGCAAAGAAACTTGATGAGCTATCTCGGCAGGAACGCACAAGGCGATATTCCGGGAATAGACGAAATGGTGGCGGCCAATCTTCAGTTCGAGTCCGAGGAAACATTCCTTCCTGCGGCAACGGCACAAGACCCGACTCCGTATGTTTATGCGGACAATTCGGACGCCGGCAACGCACTGGCCGAGAAAGCGCAGACTATGGTCATGTTTCATTTCCAGCAGTTGCTTATCCGCCGGAAGATAGCCCTTATGGTTCGCCAGTGGTCAATCAATCATCTTGCGGTATTGAAGCCGGGTTGGAACTCGCAGATCAAGGACGTTGCTATTGAGAACCGAAAGATACAGGATTTCATATTCGACCCCGACGGATATGTGGACGTTTATGGCGATTTCAGCTCTTGGGTGGGAGAAAGAATTTATGTCACCGCCGAGAAATTGTGCGACCTATTCCCAAAGAAGACGCTGGATATTATGCTCGAAGTGGACTCGAAAATGGGAACGAGAGTCTGTTATACGGAATGGTGGAATGACGATTACTGTTTTTCTACTTTTAAGCGCATAGTCCTTGACAAACACAAGAACGAGTATTTCAATTACGAGAAGCAGGAAGATATGGAACCCGATCCTTTGACAGGACAAGTTCCTATGGCGAAACGTAATCACTTTGCGATGCCAAAGAAGCCGTATATCTTCTTATCGGTCTTCAGCTTGCAGGAACGCCCGCATGATATTACCGGTTTAATCGAGCAAAACATTCCGAACCAGCGGAGAATTAACAAGTTCATCGGACAGATGGACGACAATATATCCCAGTCAAACAACGGACTTCTATTTTCGGAAGACAACTTTAATCAGGAAACCGCAAAACAAGGGTATGACGCTTTGACCAAGAAAGGCCACGGCGGCGTTTTGGTTCCGAAAGGAGAGAACGGCAAAGGTGCGGAAGGTTCAATCATTCGTTTGGACGCGCCGAACTTCCCCGAATCATCATTCAAGGCTCTTGAGAGTACGCAGAACGATCTCCGTAATTCATGGGGTACGCAAGGTATCGCAAGCCAGCAACCAAAAGCAGATGAAACTGCGCGAGGAATGACCCTTAATCAAGGCAGGGATACTTCACGCATTGGTGGAGGCGTTGGAGATATTATCGAACAGTCCGTAGCGAAATCCTGCGGAGATTGGCTCTTACAGCTTTACCATGTATTTTACGATGAAAAGCATTTCGGCTCGATAATGGGCAAGAGCGCGGCAACCGAATATGTCGAGCTTTCAAATGCGGATTTCACCCAACAGCTTATCCTCGGAATCGCGGCGAACTCGATGCAACCGAAAGACCAGATAAGCGAAGGAAACCAAGCGATGAGCCTATTCAGCGCAAAAGCTATCGGCCCCAAGACCTTATTGGAAACTTTGAATTTTGCGAATCCCGATGACGCGGCAGGTGACGGAGTTCTTTATTCGCTTGACCCTATGGCGTATCTTACCCTCAACTTCCCCGAATTAGCCCAGCAACTCCAGCAACTCCAAGCACAACAGGCTCAAGCGCAACAGGCGCAAGCG